CGCGCGCGCGATGGCCTTACCACTGGCCATCGCGCGCGTTTGCGCATTCGCCGCCAGGGACCGATCCGTGAACAAATACTTCGATGCTCTGCCCGACGGCGTGAAGCACGCGCTCGATCTCATCTCATTTGCTGCCTTGCTCGGGAGCCTGATCAGCTTGCTGCCTGTCATTGCCTCCGTGCTCACCATCGTCTGGACCGCGATCCGCATCTACGAGACGGCCACGGTCCAAGCCCTGATCCATCGAAAGGAACGGTTGTGACCTCACCCGATACCGCTCCACCGCTTCGCGCGGGGCTCAAGAAAGGCACGTTGGCCTCCATCGTCGGGCTGGGGACGGCCTCGCTCTTGCTCACCCAAACGCCAAAGGAAGAGAGCGGCCGCACCGTAAAGGTGACCATGGCGCCCGATGGCACGGCAACGGTGCGGCACGTCTCCGGAAAGCAATACCTGGAGGCCTATCTCGATCTCGTCGGCGTCGCCACGATCTGCGACGGCCTCACCTCGATCGACGGCCGGCGCGTGACGGCAAAGGACAAGCTCACCGAGAACCGATGCGCGGTGCTGCTCGAAAAGGAGCTGGCCACCCACGCCCAGGGCGTCATGCAGTGCACGCCCGGCCTCGCTCTCACCGTGCCGCGCCGCGACTATGTGCGCTTTGCGGCCGTATCGCTTGCCTACAACGTTGGGGTGGCGAACTGGTGCGGGTCCACCGCACGGCGGCTGATCAATGCCGGCGACGTGCGGGGATCGTGCAATGCCCTGCTCGCCTGGAACAAAGGCCGCATCGCAGGAAAGCTCGTTGTCATTCCCGGCCTGGCGGCACGGCGCGGGCGCGAGCAGGCGCTTTGCCTCAAGGATGCGGCATGATGAAGCGGCTTTTCGCTGAACTGCACACCCTGCAGCGCTATTGGAGCGTGCGCCTGTGTGCCATCGTCGCACTGTTCGTGGGATGGATTGTCGATAACCCGTCCGTTGTGCCTCAGATCGTCAATAGCTTGCCACAGAACTGGCGCCCGATCGCATCGATCTTGGCCGGCTTCGTCACCTTTTGCCTTCCCGTGTTTCTGCGTTGGCTTCCCCAGTCAGGGCTGGCCAGCAACAGGACCGATGGAGGCGACAAATGATCGCCTGGCTTCTCGACAAATCCATCCGCGCCTGGGCCGCGATACGCCTTCACCCAGGCGCCTCGCTCGCCGCTTTCGCCCTCCTGATCTGCGCCGTCGATCTTGGCTGGCTGCTGGTCGACCGCGCGAACCTGCGCGCCGATCTGGCAACCGCGCGAGCCGAACTGGCCAAGGTGAAAGACGCCCAGCCCACTGTGCGGGCCGCCCAGGCCGCCGCCAACCATCAACCGGTCCTCATCTCCGCCACCCTCGCAGGAATTTCCAATGCCGAAGCGCAAACCTATTACGAGCGCGGCCGCGCTGCTGGCGCTGCCTATGCTGCTGCTAACGGCGTGCCAGCATCCTGCCCTGCGGGTCAGCCCGGACACCCCGATCTGCCCGGAGCCGATCGTCCTGCCTTACTCGATGACCAATCCGGTGACACTGCCGAAATGGTTGCCTTATCCCGAACCGACTACGACACCCTCACCGGTAACAGCACTCGCCTCGCCAAAGTGCGCCAAGATGTCCAAACCCTGATCGATGCAGGGGTGGCTGTCGCCATGCCGGATGCCCCGGCGCCGTGACCGACGACGAAGACATCCCGGCCGATCTCTCCACTCTCATACGCCTGGGCACCATCGTATCGGTCACACTTGATCCGCCGCGCTGCGTTGTGCGCTATGGCGACCCCGACACGGATGAGGATTGCGAGACCCCTCCCATCCGCTGGGTCGCTGGCCGCGCCGGCAAGACGCGCAATTGGTCCCCGGCTAGCGAAGACGAAGAGGTAGTGCTCCTCTGTCCCGATGGCCAGATCGGCAACGCCATCGCCATCCTCGGCCTCAATAATGACAATGCCCCACCGCCGGGCAACACGCTGGCGGAGGTCGTTGAATACCAGGACGGTGCCCGGATTGGCTATGATCCCGTGGGCCACGCGCTTACCGCCATCCTCCCGGCCGGCGCCACCGCCGCGATCGATGCGCCGGGCGGCCTCACGATCCGCGGCAACGTGACGATAGAAGGAAAACTAACTGCCAGCGGTGATGTGATAGGCGGCAGCATTAGCCTAAAATCACATACACATGGCGACGTTCAAGCTGGCAATAGCTTCACCAGCGCACCAAGATAACGGAAAGACCCAATCAATCCTCAAAATACGTGGAAATCAGCCAAGTTCCCATTCTTTTCGATTTTAAAATTTGCGCCTTTTTCATGCTCTTCAACGAGCACTTCGTACAAGCGCAGTGCATTTCGAACAACCTCAGCGTACGACGCCGCCTCAGTGGTATCTTGCAAGCGCTTGAGACGCGATAGCGCCTTGGGCGCCAAATCCATCTGGATACGCTTGCTCTCTATTTTATCAGTATTTGCCGGCCTACTCATAAGCCCTCTCATGGTGGAATGGTAGAATTATAGCGAGCCTTCAAAGCTAAAATCAGTGGAACAGAACAAACCGTACAAACATACTTAAGAATTTCAAAATTCTTTAAGCTGAATCCGATTGCCGCAGTGAGAATTAAAGCCAAAGCACAAAAGGACAATATGGAATAATCCAATTTTTCCCTTATCTTCGCCCCCTTTATCTCTGCAGATATTTTAGAAATCTTTACGACATCTTCAATATCATCCACATCGAATGCTTCAATCTCAAAATCTTTTCCAACCTTAACCTTGAACCGACTCATGTCTACACCTCAAAAGATGCAGATCACGACCTACCGATACTATCTTACCAGAGGTGCAATCTGAAGCTTGTTTTCCATCGTTACATTCCTTGCATATTGATTAGTTGATTGGTTAATAACACTAACAATGACGTTTCACGGTGAACACATGAGCCGAACCTCCAACAAACAAAGCTAAGGTGGCTCTCATCGCACACAGACGGGCCACCGTCAACGCGGATGAGGGGAAAAAACTCATTTTTTGTTTAGATTTTGATTTAGTCCCCTCGCGGACTTGAGCGCCGCCCTTGAGCCACAGCGAGAGGGTAAAGCCCGCCCTTACCCGCCCCCCACCTCGCCTGCGCGCGTGGCGAGGGGCATGGCGTTGGGCATGAACGGCATGGACGCCACCACGGGAAAACCCCTTTCGGGCGTTGCGCACCTGGCGCAGCGCATTGGGCAAATCCTGTCCACGCCCGTTGGCACGCGCCTCATCCGCCGCGATCGAGGCAACGGGCGGCATCACGATTCGTGGCGATGTGGCGATCGAGGGCAAGCTCACCGCTAGCGACGACGTGATTGCCGACGGCAAGAGCCTGAAGAATCACACCCATGGCGGGGTGCAGGCCGGTGCCGCGCATACGCAAAGGCCGGATTAGCGCGGTAAGATCAGCAAAATTTTTCAAAACAGATTCAGATATTACTTGAATTTGAAATGCCTCAGAGCTGATCGCCAACAAAGCCCTCGATATATGCGATCATGTCTCGCACATCGTCCCTCGTAAAATTCTCAGGATGTCCATGCGCAGCATTGTTACGAATGTCCGCCAATGCTGTAATCCTTTTTTGGACAAGCAAGTTGTAATGCCCAGCCTTCGCCAGATCGGCGTTCATTTTATCAAGCTTGCCAGTTGGCAGCCCTATTGTGCTACATAGGCCTCTCAGTGTTGTCTCCAAAACTGTGCCTGCAACAACTGCTGCAGCCGTCAGATATCCAGCATCCAAAAGCTCACTGGCTTGATCAAGCTCGCTACTGAACACCTCAGCTTGTACGAGATTGCGAAGCGTGTTGCAGAAACCCCCTTCATAGTCTTCACGAGCCGCCTCAAAAATAGCTTTTAATCTCAGCAATATTTCGTAGTTTGTAGTGTAGCTAGAATTTTTTTCGGCATATTCAAAAGCTCTGTAGTGCTGAGACTGCTCTCCACACGCCTTGGAAAGCAAGTTCTTTGCTTTAACTATCCAATTAATATTTTGATATTCATCGACAAACTCCCCAGATATAAACTCACCGTCCCGGTATTTTTTAGTTTTCTCTATTTTCTCAAGCTGCTGCGCAAGATCATCAAAGCGCATGGCAAGAATTAACGTTTTCATTCGTTAAACTCCAGATAAATCCAGCCACGCATTTTTTGAAAGCATCGCCCAATTCAACTAGATGACCTATGACGATGCTGACAGCGATGCAGGACAGAAGTTCATCGTAATCTGGCGCAGCTACCGAGTCTAGAAACGGTAAAGCCCGCCCTTACCCGCCCCCCGTCTCGCCTGCGCGCGTGGCGAGGGGCATGGCGTTGGGCATGAACGGCATGGACGCCACCACGGGAAAACCCCTTTCGGGCGTTGCGCACCTGGCGCAGCGCATTGGGCAAATCCTGTCCACGCCCGTTGGCACGCGCCTCATCTACCGCGACTTCGGCTCACTCTGGCAAGAGCTGATCGACCAGCCCACCAACGCCGCCACCGCGCACCTGCTGCGCGCCGCCACCGCGCTCGCAATCCAGACGTGGGAGACGGAATTGACCGTCACCAAGGTCACGCTGTCCGGTGCCCCGGCCGAGGGCAACCTCGCTGCCAATATCACCGGCAAAACCACCCAGGCCCTCGGCAACAGCCTGGTCACTCTCACCATCCCACTCCCCGCGCCCACCCGCTGAAGGATCCTGGCCATGGCCCACGGCATCACGCTTATCGAATCCACCACTGGCACTCGCACGATCAGCACGAAGTCGAGCGCCATCATCGGCCTGATCGGCACGTCCACCGCTGTGGCGCCGGAAAGCCAGGCCGCGATCGATGCGGCTTTCCCGCTCAACACCCCTGTGCTGTTCACCTCAGCCGCCATCGCCGCCGGCAAGGCGGGCAGCGCCGGCACGCTCAAGGCCACGCTCGAGGCGATCGACGATGTGGTCACCCCCACCATCGTGATCGTGCGCGTGGCCGTAGGCGTAGATGAAGATGCGCAGGACGTTGCCGTGATCGGCGCAACCGATGGCGCCAGTTACACGGGCATGCAGGCCCTGCTCAAGGCCGAGGCGATCACCGGCTATCGCCCGCGCATCATTGGCGCCCCTGGCCTCGATACCCAGGCGGTGACCACCAAGCTCGCCATCCTGGCTAAAAAACTGCGCGGCATGGCCTATGCCCGCGCCATCGGCGACACCAATGCCGAGGCGCGCACCTATCGCGAAGAATTTGGTGCGCGCGAACTGATGCTGATCTGGCCCAACAGCTCCGCCACCGTCACGGGCGATGCCGTCGCCCGAGCCTTGGGCATGCGCGCCTACCTCGATGAAACGGTGGGCTGGCACAAGACGATCAGCAACGTCACTGTGCCCGGCATCTCCGCGATCACGCACGATGTGCATTACGATCTGCTCGACAACGACACCGATGCCGGCCTGCTCAACGATGCCGATATCACCACGATCATTCGCACCCCGGCGGGCTATCGCTTCTGGGGCAACCGCACTTGCGCGGGCGATGATCAGACCCAGTTCGTCTTCGAAAGCGCGGTGCGCACGCTCTACGCGCTGCAGGATGTGATCGCTGCCGCGTTCAGCCCGTTCTTTGATCAGCCCATGACCGTTGGCCTGATCAAGGATCAGCTCGAGACGGTCAACGCGCAGTACCGCAAGCTGGTTCGCGACGGCAAGGTGATCGGCGCGCAGGCATTTTTCGATGCCGATGCCAACACCTCGGCCGAGCTCGCCGCCGGCCGCCCCAAATTCCGCATCCAGTTCACCCCCTGCGCCCCGATGGAAAACCCGCAGGTCAACCTGGTGATTACGGACATCTACTACACCGGCTTCGCGGCAAGCGTGACCGGCTGATCCCCCTCTCCACTCGCGTCACGCTGAAAGGATCCGGCCATGGGCCTCCCCCGCAAACTGAAGAACATCAACGCCTATGGCGCCAACACCAGTTATCTGGGCACGATCGGTGAGTACGAAGAGCCCAAGATTGCCGCGATCAACGACGACTGGCGTGCTGCCGGCATGCCTGGGCCGGTCAAGGTCGACAAGGGCGTTGAGGCGATGGAAGCCACCATGACTATGGGCGGCCACACGGCCGAACTGGTCCGCACGTTTGGAACCACCGATGTCGCTGGTGTGCTCTTGCGCCTGGTAGGCGCCTACCAGGCTGACGACGGCAGTGCCGCCCAGGCGGTCGAAATCTATCTGGGCGGCAGGTTCACCGAAATCGACTTCGGCAAAGCGAAGCCGGGCGACGATACCGAGCACAAGTACAAGATGGCGGTCGCCTATTACCGTCGTGTCGTCGATGGCGTCGAGGAAGTGGAGATCGACATGCTGGCAGGCATTTACAAGTTCGGCGGCATCGATCGCTATGCCGAAATCATGGCCATCCTCACCGGCTGATATCAAATGACACTCCATGGCCGGGCCTAACCGCCTAGCCGCCGGAGCGCGCCGCCCATCCACGGTTGGCGCTGGGCCTGGGACGGGCGCTTGCGCATCCGTCCCAGGCCCACTTTGCTTGGTAATGGCAGTCCTCCGCCCTACCCGCTGGCGCATGTGAACGAACCGATCCCAAGATCGCCCGCATGCCGTCGTTCAGGCGTCTGCCACGCTAGCGGTCCAGCGCAGGTATTTGGTTGCCCCCGGATCTGTAAAATTGACGCGGAACGAGGTGGCAGTGGCCGCGCTCACCCAAAAATTTGGCGTCCATCCCGACGTGGTTGAAATAACGCTGAAATCGGTCGGCGTCATAGAAAGGCCATGGGTAATGTCCACAAAGGTCTGCCCCGCCGCCGCCGAGGAGGTGCCCCGTGCTTCCAAACGTATGGAAGACAAAGAGCCGGCACCAGTCTGCTTATGGGCAATTCGGTGATTGTTTAGCGGTTGAACTGAAATATTTCCGATGGAAGAATAGCGGTTATAGCCATTGAAAAAGCACCTAACCCC